ATACGCAGTGTGTGCAGCGATAACCGTGTACACGGAATGATGCGTTTCTGCGGTGCAAACAGAACGGGAAGATGGTCTGGTAACATTCTGCAGCCGCAAAACCTGCCTCAGAACCATCTACCGGACTTAACACTTGCAAGGGATATTGTAAAGGACGGAGATTTTGAGATGCTTGATATGATGTTCGGTAATGTACCGAATGTTCTCTCGGAGCTTATAAGAACTGTCCTCATTCCAAAACCGAACCATAGATTTATTGTCGCAGACTTCTCGGCTATTGAGGCTCGTGTGCTTGCTTGGATAGCAGGAGAGCAGTGGCGAATAGATACATTCAGAAACGGCGGTGATATTTACTGTGCGTCCGCAAGTAAGATGTTTAAAGTGCCGGTTGAGAAACACGGAGTAAACGGTGAACTGCGTCAAAAGGGGAAAATATCCGAACTTGCCTGCGGTTACGGCGGCTCAGTCGGTGCGTTAAAGAATATGGGTGCTGTTGAGATGGGAGTGCAGGAGAATGAACTTCAGGGCTTAATTAACGATTGGAGAAATGCCAATCCGCATATTGTACGTTTTTGGTACGAAGTCGGCAATGCGGCAATGAAAGCAATAAAAGAAAAAACAACCGTTTCGTTAGGAAAACTTGTGTTTGCGTATGAACGGGGGATATTATTCATACGTCTGCCAAGCGGAAGACGGCTGTCATATATAAAACCTCGAATCGGTACAAATAGGTTCGGCGGTGACAGCATTACATATATGGGGATAAACTCCGCAAAGAAGTGGGACAGACTTGAAACTTTCGGCGGTAAGCTGACAGAGAATATCGTACAAGGGACTGCAAGAGATTTGCTTGCAAATGCACTGATAAATGCGGCAAATGCGGGATATGATACTGTTTTTCACGTTCATGATGAAATTATATGTGAAGTTCCGAACGGTTACGGTTCGGTTGACGAACTGTGCAAGCTGATGTGTATAAAACCCGAATGGGCGGACGGACTTCCGCTTAATGCTGACGGTTTTGAATATGAGTATTATAAAAAGGAATAACAAAAATGCAAAAGAAAATAAATTTAAAGGGGTACGATTATGAAAATAAGATGTTTGGATAAAAAAGACTGCTTTGCTAATGCAGACGGTTATTGTATTTGCTTAACGAATAATGATTTCGGAGGAAGAAGATGTTCGTTTTATAAGACAAAGACGAAAGCTGCGACAGAACGCAAAAAAGTTGAGAAACAATTAAAACGAAAGGGAAAAACGGGATTAATAGACATGTATAACGGGAGGGGACAATGAAAATATCTGTCGGGAACAGCCGTACATCAAGAGCGTGGAAGATTAAAGAATTTTCGTGGGAGAAATTTGTTCAGAAGTGTTCTCAGACAATACGAACGGCTGAAACGGTGCAGGAATATCGTAAACTTCCTAAAGGTCAGCAGGATAATATCAAAGATGTGGGCGGATTTGTCGGAGGTGAACTTCGCAGCGGTCTAAGGAGAAAAGATACTGTGATTAACCGATGTCTGCTCACTCTTGATGCGGATTACGCAGACGAGGATTTTTGGGAGCAGATTGAACTGTTCTTTAATTTCAAATGCCTGATATATTCCACACACAAGCATACTGCACAAACACCGAGATTCAGGCTTATTATCCCTCTGTCACGTCCTGTTACGGCAGATGAATATACGGCGGTTGCACGCAGAATAGCGGCAGATATAGGCATAGAACAGTTTGACGATACAACGTATCAGCCGCATAGACTTATGTATTGGCCGTCAACATCTTCTGACGGTGAGTTTGTATTTCAGCACCGTGACGGTGAAGAAATAGATGCGGACGCAGTGCTTGTACGTTATAAAGACTGGCATGATACTTCTGAATATCCTGTTTCGTCAAGACAGAAAAAAATTGTATCACACGCATTGAAGAAACAGGCAGACCCTCTGACAAAGAAGGGAATAGTAGGTGCATTTTGCCGTGCATATACGATACAGGACGCAATAAGCACATTCCTTTCAGATGTATATGAACCAAGCAGTCTGAACGGCCGTTATGATTATATCCCTGCCGATTCCGTAGCCGGAGTGATAGTGTATAATGACAAGTTTGCATACTCTCATCACGCAACAGACCCTGCCTGCGGTAAGCTGTGCAACAGCTTTGATTTGGTGCGGATACATAAGTTTTCATATCTTGACAAAGATGAAAACGACGGTGAGAAATCAGTCTCATTTAATGCAATGACAGACTTTGCAATGCAGGACGGCAGAGTTAAAGAACAGACACTGACGGATAAGGAAAAGGCAGTGCATGAGGAATTTTCTGTGATTAATGACAATGACAATACATCGTGGCATAAGTATTTGTCTGTGAATAAGCACGGTGACGTAGAAAACAGCATACAAAATCTTACGATAATACTTCAGAACGATCCGAAACTAAAGGGAATAGTTTTTAACGAACTGTCGGACTGTATAGAAATTAACGGTGATGTACCATGGCAGCACCCGTCTAAGTATTGGCGGGACGCTGATGACGCACAGCTGCTTACATATCTTACATACAGCTACGGTAAATTCACAAGAGTGAATTATGATGTGGCACTTGCAAAAGTTGTTGATGACCGTTCGTTCCATCCGATACGGCAGTATCTTGACGGTCTGCCGAAGTGGGATAAGCAGAAACGTGCAGATACGCTTTTAACGGATTACCTTGGTGCAGAGGACAATCCATACACTCGTGCGGTTACCCGTAAAACACTATGCGGAGCGGTAGCAAGAGTAATGGTGCCGGGAATAAAGTTTGACACTATGCTTGTACTGTCAGGACCGCAGGGGATTGGAAAAAGCACGATTATATCCAAGCTTTGCGGTGAGTGGTTTAATGATTCTCTACTGCTGTCGGATACAAAGGATAAAACGGCGGCTGAAAAACTGCAGGGATTTTGGATACTTGAAATAGGCGAGCTTGCAGGGCTTAAGAAAACAGAAATTGAAACACTTAGAGGCTTTATATCAAGGCAGAACGATGTGTTTCGTGCCTCGTTCGGAAGACGTGCAACACCGCATTTAAGGCAGTGTATTTTTATCGGAACTACAAATGCCGAACACGGGTATCTGCGTGATACTACGGGAAACCGCCGTTTTTTCCCTGTTAAGGTGTCCGGTAATTCCAAGAAAAAGCCGTGGCAGTTATCACAGAATGATATAGATCAAATTTGGGCGGAGGTGCTTGTGTATTACAAGCGGGGCGAACCGCTTATTCTTGATGAGCAGACGGAGAAACTTGCTAAGAAACTTCAGCGTGAGGCTATGGAAACAGACGAACGTGAGGGTATGGTGCGTGAATACCTTGAAACATTGCTGCCTGTAAATTGGAATGAAATGTCCTTGTATGAACGTCGGAATTTTCTTGACGGAAGTGAATTCGGAGAGGTGAATATTAAAGGGGAAATAAAGCGTCAGAAGGTATGCAATATGGAAATATGGTGTGAATGTTTCGGTAAGGCGAAAGCGGATTTGAAAAGAATTGACGCAAATGCCATATCTGCCATTATGGCAAAAATAGAGGGCTGGCAGAAGATGAGCAAAAAGAGCCGTTTCGGAATTTACGGAGCGGCAGCAGGTTATGAAAGGACAGAGGTATAGACTTCTGCACCTGTTTTGTGTTCCGATGTAACCGAAAAGTTCCGTAAAAAAAGCTTGGTTCGGAACACTCGAAAACGGCATAAAACCTATATAAATTAAAGGTAATGTTCCGATGTTACCTAAAAAGTTATATAGATTATATATTATTATATTAAAAATTACGCACATATATATACGCGCGTAGGATATAGGGAACGGAAGGAACTTCGGAACTTGTATGGGAGGTAAAATGCGTGAGAAGGAGATAGAAAAAATGCTTGTGAATGCAGTGAAAATACACGGAGGTCTTGCACTGAAATTTGTATCGCCGAACTTTAACGGTATGCCCGACAGATTGATTTTGCTGCCTTTCGGAAAAATTGCATTTGCAGAGATGAAAGCACCAGGACGGAAAATGCGGAGTCTGCAAATAAAGCGAAAAAGGCAATTAGAAGCATTAGGGTTTTTGGTGTATTGCATTGACGGCATAGAGCAAATCGGAGGTGTGCTTGATGAAATTGAACAGAGATGATTTGCATGAGTATCAAAAGTACGGTGTTGATTTTATAATAAACAATCCGATTTCGGCACTTATGCTGGAATGCGGTCTTGGCAAGACGATAACAACACTCACAGCTGTAAGTGACCTCATGTATGATTATTTTGAGATTTCAAAAGTCCTTATAATAGCTCCTCTCAGAGTTGGACTGTCGGTATGGAAACAGGAGTGTGACAAATGGGAACAGTTAAAATACCTGAGATGTTCAATAGCAATCGGCAGTGCGGACGAAAGGAAAAAAGCCTTAAAAGCAGACGCAGACATTTATATCATAAACCGTGAAAATGTAGAGTGGCTTGTAAATAGCGGTCACATTGATTTTGATATGGTTGTGATAGACGAACTCAGTTCGTTTAAATCCCATCAAAGCAAACGGTTTAAAGCACTGCGTAAGGTCAGACCTAAGTTTGACAGAATTGTAGGTCTGACAGGAACACCTGCACCTAACGGCTTGATTGATTTGTGGGCTGAGATAAATCTGCTGGATATGGGAGAAAGGCTCGGAAGATATATAACAGGTTTTCGTGATGAATATTTCAAACCGGATAAACGAAACGGTGCGATTGTGTATTCATACAAGCCGTTGGTTAATGCAGAAAAAAGGATATATGAGAAAATATCGGATATATGTATTTCGATGAAAGCAACGGATTATATCAAAATGCCTGAAAGAATAGACAATATTTACGAAGTTGAGATGAACGATAAAGAGATGAAACTTTATCGGAAACTTGAAAAGGAAATGTTTCTGCCGTTTGCCGACGGTGATATTGATGCAGTGAATGCGGCGAGTCTCAGCAATAAACTGCTGCAGCTTGCAAACGGTGCGGTTTATGATGAAAACCAAAATGTGAAGAAAATACATAATCGTAAACTTGAAGCTTTGGAGGATTTAATTGAGGCGTCAAACGGAAAGAGCATACTTGTTTATTACGGCTATAAGCACGATAAGGACAGAATAGCAGAAAAATTTAATATCCGTGAGATAAAAACGGAACGGGATATTTGCGATTGGAATAACGGTAAAATACAAATTGCGTTGGCACATCCGGCAAGCTGCGGACACGGACTGAATTTGCAGAAAGGCGGAAGCACGATTATATGGTTCGGACTGACGTGGAGTTTGGAGCTGTATCAGCAGGCGAATGCAAGACTTTATAGGCAGGGACAGAACAACACGGTAGTTGTTCATCATATTGTGACCAAAGGTACGGTTGATGAAGATGTGATGACGGCTTTAAATGATAAAGACATGGGACAGGCTTCTTTGATGGAGGCTATAAAAGCAAGGATGGAGGGAATATACAAATGACGGCAAAGGAATATTTAAGTCAGCTTATAACAATGGATAATGCGATAAACAGAAAACAACAGCGTCTTATGACACTTCGTGATGTTGCAATGAATACCACTCCGAATTACAGCGGAGAAACAGTTCAGCATACACGGAATAAAAATCCGCTTGAAAATATAATGACAAAGATAATCGATATTGACCGTGATATTGACAGAGATATTGATGAACTTGTCGATTTTAAAGCAGAAGTATGGGAAAAGCTTGATAAAATCGCAGATGAAAGATATAAACGGATTTTGTGGCTTAGATATGCCGACCGTAAAACGTGGAGATATATTGCGTTGGAACTTAATTTTACAATACGGTATATTCATAAAATGCACTTGAAAGCTTTGGCTGAACTTGATAAAATCATATAAAAAGAAAATTGGACACTATAGTTCACGCAAGTTCACTTCAGTTCACTCTTGAACATCGTAAAAAAGTGTGTTATGCTATAATCGCGAGAGAAGAATAAACAGAGAGATGATATGTAACAGTCGGCTTTGTGTATTGTTCCAATAATTGAGGTTGTATTATTCTGATACACTTGATATTATTCCGATAATACGGTATTGCAGGGAAGATTAGAAATAAATATTTAAGACTTGAAAGTGAAAAGTTATACAAAGAAGGATGTTTCCTATACGGAGCGTCCTTTTTTCGTTGGAGGAAAGAATATGCCATACAGACCAAAGAAACCATGCAGACATCCGGGCTGTGCAAATTTAACTGACGGAAGATATTGTGAGGAACATATATCATGTCACCCTGAAGTTACTCGCTCAGCCACAAAGCGTGGATACGGAAGTAAATGGAGAACATCAAGCAAGGCATATCTTAGAGAACATCCTCTGTGCGAGATTTGTAAGAGGAACGGGAAATACGTTCAAGCTACGGTGGTTGACCATATCAAACCGCACAGAGGTGATAATAAATTGTTTTGGGATAAAAGCAACTGGCAGAGCCTTTGTAAGAGCTGTCATGATAAAAAAACGGGACGGTTTGACAGTAAACCTACATACAGTTACTGAAATCGTCCCGATATTTATTTGTCGAACAAATAGCTGTGTGTTCCTGTTCTTTGCAGTGTAAGAACAAGAATGTTTTTTTCAATGCGATACATCAACAGCCAATCCGGTTGAATATGACATTTACGGTAATCCTTGAGATTGCCTGTTAACTGATGGTCATTGTATTCTTCCGGCAATGTCTGTCCTGCGGCAAGCATACGAATTACATCGTCAAGAAGCTCAATGTTTAGGTTGCGCTTGATTGCGAGTTTGTAGTCTTTTTTAAATCTGGAAGTCCAGATGACTTTTAGATTCATGACTTCAACTCCTTTAGAGCGTCTTCAACATCATATGCCTTTAAATTGGGATCGCGCAGCATACGCTCGGTTTCAAGCATTGCCGCCACTGTTTCTGAGTTGGGTGTGTTTATAGTTATGTCGAACGGAATACGTCCTTCGCGTACTGACTGACGCAGAAAAATGTTAAACGCTGTGGTCATATTCATACCAAGCTGAGAAAACAGTGTATCGGCTTGAGCTTTCAAGTCGCTGTCAATGCGAAAACTTACATTTGATATGTTAGCCATGTAAAATCACTCCTTCCGTTGATTGTAGTATTATTATAACATATTAGACTGCTAATATCAAGCTAATAAAACGCAATCAGCAGTTTAATATATAAATATTATATGCAATTATAATAAAGATATCATAGGCAGCGAAGCAAATAAAAAAATATATAATCGGTTAAAGGTTTACAATCCCGAATGAACAAATAATCGGGCATTTTATGGGTACACTCTCCCCAAAGGGTTATATAATCTTAAAAAAATGGGTGAGCGTAGACCGTTGCCCCCTCAAACGCAAATTTTCGCAAAATTAGGAGGGCGGGGGATATGCGGCAGACTGAAAATATATCGCAAATAAAGACGGTGTCAGTGTTTGCAGAAAATATAATATCGGTTAAAGGTATGAGTGATAAAAACATATAAAAGCGTTGGAAAATCTGATAGGTATGCGGATTTTTAACGCTTTTTTTCGTTTTTACCGAAATAAAAAAAAAATATATGTTTTTTAGTGTTTTTTTATGTTTTTTGAAGGTAGTGAGGTTATGGACAAGAAAATTCAAGACAAAATTGCTCAGTTACGGTTAAAAGGGTTAGGCTATAAGGCGATAGCTGCAAAGCTGGGGTTAAGCAGGGACACAGTTCGTCATTACTGCCGGAAGAATAATCTGGCCGGATACGCTGATGCGGTAAAACTAAATCATGGGGAAATGCTGGATAACGGAATAATATGCCCGAATTGTAGCGCAGTATTAAAACAGCCGGAGCATGGCAAGAAAAAACGGTTCTGTTCCGATAAGTGCCGTTTGGAATGGTGGAATAAGAACTATGAACTGCATAACTTCGGTTCGGAAAAGGTATACAGCTTTATATGCAGAGGCTGTGGTAAGAAGTTCACAAGTTACAGCAATAAAAGCAGGAAATACTGCTCACACGAATGTTATATAAAACACAGATTTGGAGGTCAATAATTCACTTTGTGAGTTGTAGCATAGAAAGCTGAAAGCTTTCGTAGCGTAGGAGGTAAGGATAATGATTGAACATATAGAACCGAAAGCAACGGCAGACGGAGTTGCAGTGTATTGTGCTCATGATAAAATTGTCGATACGAACAGCTTGGTAGGCAATCCGAGAAATCCGAACAAGCACCCTAAAGAACAGATAACCGCATTGGCTAAAATCATAAAACGTCAAGGCTGGAGACATCCGATTGTAGTGTCAAACCGTTCCGGATTTGTGGTAAAAGGTCACGGAAGACTTCTTGCCGCAAAAGAAATCGGAGCAAAGCAAGTTCCCGTTGATTTTCAGGATTATGAAAGTGAAGCTTCGGAATATGCCGACCTTATGGCAGATAATAAAATACAGGAATTTTCAGAACTTGATATGAAAATGTCTGCTGATATTTTACAAGATATAAAGGACAGCGGTGACATTGAACTTGAGATGTCTGCATTTACGGAAGAAGCACTTAATGAACTTCTCGCAAAATCACAAGAGGGTGAAGTTAAAGAAGATGATGCAGATTTGACACCTCCGGAAAATCCGGTGTCTGAACAAGGTGATATATGGCTTTTGGGAAAACACAGATTAATATGCGGTGACAGTACAAAAGCGGAAACGTATGAAAACTTGATGAATGGCAAAAAAGCAAATCTTGTTGTAACAGACCCGCCGTATAATGTTGCATACGAGGGTACGGCAGGTACTATTCAAAATGACAGCATGGAGGACGGAAAGTTTTATGAATTTCTGTTTTCAGCTTTTAAGTGTATGTATGATGTTTGTGCGGATGGTGCAAGTATTTATGTTTTTCATGCCGATAAGGAAAGTATAAATTTCAGAACTGCATTTCGTGATGCCGGATTTTTCTGTCATCAAACGTGTATATGGGTGAAAAATACACCCGTGCTCGGCAGATGTGATTATCAGTATTGTCATGAGCCTATACTTGTCGGATGGAAACCTACAGCCGGACATAAGTGGTATTCTGACAGAAAACAAAGAACGGTATGGAATTTTGACAAGCCGAAGAAATCAGAACTTCATCCGACAACAAAACCAATACCGCTTGTGGCATATCCGATACAAAATTCAAGTGTGGTCAATTCAGTTATTCTTGAACCGTTCGGCGGCAGTGGAAGTACATTGATTGCGTGTGAACAGACTGACCGTATATGTTATGCGATTGAGATTGATGAGAAGTTTGTAGATGTAATTGTAAGACGTTATGTGGATTTTAAAGAAAATTCAGATGACGTTTTTTTATTGCGTAACGGTGAAAAAATTCCGTACAGTGAGGTATTGACGAATGAGTAATTTAACACTTGGCTCATTATTTGACGGCAGCGGAGGTTTTCCTCTTGCCGGAATGATGGCTGGAATTACGCCTATATGGGCGAGTGAAATCGAACCATTTCCTATTCGGGTTACTACCAAGCGTATTCCGCATATGAAACACTACGGTGATATTTCAAAAATGAACGGCGGAAAGATTGAGCCGGTTGATATAATTACATTCGGAAGCCCTTGTCAAAACTTGTCTTTAGCAGGAAAACGTGAAGGGCTAAACGGTGAAAAATCATCAATGTTTTTTGAGGCGATTCGGGTTATAAAGGAAATGAGGGAGAGTACAAATGGAGAATATCCGAGATGGATTGTGTGGGAGAATGTGCCGGGAGCAATGTCAAGCTCAAAAGGACAGGATTTTAGGACAGTCCTTGAAGAAATCTGCAAAATCAAAGATGAAACCGTACATATTCCTATGCCTGAGAAGAAATGGACAACAGCCGGAGAAATTGTGGGAAATGATTATTCCGTTGCCTATCGAATACTCGATGCGCAATACTTCGGAGTCCCTCAAAGACGCAGAAGAATCTTTCTTGTCGCAGATTTTGCAGGAGAATGTGCCGGAAAAGTATTATTTGAGTCAGAGAGCGTGTTCGGGAATTTTAAGAAGAGCCTCTGCTCGTGGCAAGGAACTGCCGGAACTGCTGAAACGGGCATTGGAGAAACAGGCACAATATGTTTAAACGATCAAGGCGGAGATCGTATAGATGTGACGCAAGACAAAACTACCACTTTGAGAGCACAGGCACATCATCCGCCGTGTGTAATGTTTGAAAATCACTCTCAAGATACAAGATATATAGGTCCGTTGGAAGTATCACAGACAGTGTTTGCAACTTTCGGAACGGGCGGTAATAATCAGCCGTTTGTCGTGCATACACCGAAAACTTTAAAAATCAGATGCGGATGTGACGGCGGCGGTAAAGGTGCATTGATACAAGAAAATAAGTCGGCAACATTAAGCTGTAATAATGACCAGACCTTATTTGAACCGAAAGCATATGGGATATGCTCAAACGACAGCAATTCGATGAAGTCTGACAATCCGAACAGCGGAATATATGCGGCAGATACTTCTCGTACCATTGACTGCGGAGGTGTAAATCCGTCATCTAATCAAGGAGGCATGGCTGTTGTTGCATTACAGGGCTCAATAATTGGACGTAAGGAGAAAAACGGACCGAACGGCAGCGGATTTAATCAGGATACATCATTTACATTAAATACAGTTGACCGACATGCGGTTGCATATGGAATTGACCGTGCTGCATTTAATCAAGGACAAAATGCGTTATATGATTTTGCAATAGAAAAAGAGAAACAGCCGACAATGGTGGCAAAAGGTCCGGGAGCGGTAGCCGAACCTGCATATTCGGCAAGCAAGGCATCATTTTTTACAAGTGCCGAAAAAGAATGTGCAAATACACTTGTTGCAAGCGATTACAAAGACCCTCCGCTTGTAAATGATACAAACGGTACGGAATATATAGTAAGACGTCTGACACCTAAGGAATGTGCGCTGCTGCAAGGGTTCCCTGTATGGTGGTGTGACGGTTTGAAAACAGAAAATCCTACGGAAGAAGAAATTCAGAAATGGTCGGACATTTTTGAAAATCACAGAAAAGCACTTTGTAAAAGTACAAAACCGAAAACAAGAAATCAGATTATAAAGTGGCTTAAAAATCCTCATTCCGACAGTGCGGAATATACGATGTGGGGAAATGGTGTTGCACTTCCGTGCGTGTTCTATGTATTGAACGGAATTGCTTACTATGCTGAACTCACAAATTCTGTAACGTAATATTGTGTACTATACAACTTGATATATTTTCTGCATGACGGTAATATGTGCTTAACAAAAAAATAAAGGAGGATTGCCGTAATGGAGATTAAATATAATCTGACAGGAACGGAAAGAAAGGCTCTCGTAAAAGCAGTTAGCAATATAATCGGAGAAAAGTTTAAATATCTTGGAGCACCGTCGTTTGCTTATCAAATTGGCGACGACTGTACAGTTACGAGTGACGGAACACTTAAAATTTCAAACGACACCGACAATGATAAGGTTGAGCATTTACTTGAAAAGCTGTATGAGTGCGGATATGAAACCGAGAATGATGAAAATGTTGATATTTCAGACACAAATAAAGATTTTGAAAGTGAAACAATAGGCTGTTCAATCGGACTGCCGATTTCAAAATTATCCGATAAACCTTGTAACGATAAAATCATTGCAAATCTCAAAGCGATTATTACGGGTAAAATGACCTTGTTTCAAAAAGCAGTCGGTACGGATAAGGAACTGAAAATTGAATGGAACAAGGATGAAATATGGTTTGACTGGTTTGACAGCGTGATTCCTAATGAAAAACTCGGACTGTATATATCGCTTTTCAAAGCCCTTTACCAAATGGCAGAAAAAGCTGTAAGAGTGAATACAAAGGATAAGCCGGTTGACAACGAAAAATTTGCAATGCGTACATTTTTAAACCGTATCGGTTTATCAGGTATTGAATATAAACCGCTCCGTAAAGAACTGATGAGAAATCTCAGCGGTGACGGCGCATTTCGCTACGGCAGACCGGAGCGATGTAAGTAAGAAAAAAATAAACATGAACTCAATATACAGCCGTAATGTACACAAATTATAGTGTATATTATTGTGTACTAATCGTATTGATATAATCTCCGTATGACGGTAATATGTGTTACAACAAAAGGGCAGAAAGCCTTAAAAAACGGAGGAAATACAATGAACGAGAAAACAAGAATTCAGATTGAGGAAATGAAAAGACAGACCATCGGTGTTGAGGTTGAAATGAACAACATCACAAGAGAAAATGCTGCGAGAATAGCCGCAGACTATTTCGGAACAGGCAGATACAAATATACAGCAGACAGAAACGGTTATTACACTTGGTCAGCTTGGGACACGGAGGGCAGAGAGTGGAAGTTCCAAAGAGATGTAAGCATTGCAGGGGTTGACAGTGAGAAATGCGAATTGGTAACGCCGATTCTTAAATACGAAGATATTCCGCTTTTGCAGGAACTTATAAGAAGACTTAGAAAAGCAAAAGCCAAAAGCGATGCAACACGAGGATGCGGCGTACATATTCATATCGGTGCAAACGGACACACAGCACAGACACTCAGAAATCTTGCAAACATAATGGCAAGCCACGAAAGCCTCATAGCAAGTGCATTAAATATTTCACAGAGCAGAATAAACAATTACTGCAGAATGGTAAGTCCGAAATTTCTTGATAACCTTAACAGAAGAAAGCCAAGAACAATGTCGGAATTAGCGGATATTTGGTACACATCAAACGGTGCAAACTACGGCAGAACACAGCATTACAACGACAGCAGATACCATATGCTGAACCTACACGCAACTTTTACAAAAGGAACGGTTGAATTCAGACTTTTTCAATTCGATGCACCGTCCAACGGAAAACAAAACGGCTTACACGCAGGACAGTTAAAAAGCTACATTCAGCTTTGCCTTGCACTCAGTCAGATGGCAAAAACACTAAAGTCAGCAAGTCCGAAACCACAGCAGACTGAAAATCCTAAATACGCAATGAGAATATGGCTTTTAAGACTTGGATTTATCGGTGAAGAATTTGCAACGGCGAGAGAAATTCTTACAAAACATCTTGACGGAGATGCATCATTCAGAAACGGCAGAATGGCATAACCGAAGAAAACAGCCTCCTATAACCTTAAAACTGCGACTGCATTTGGCGGTCTTAAGGTGGTAGAAGGGTGTTTCCTTCGGAAAGGATATGATAAGAATGAAACGGTATTACTTAGCTTACGGCAGTAACCTTTATACACCGCAAATGCGGTATCGCTGTCCGTCGGCACGGCTTATGGGAACTGCGGTTATAGAGAATTACAAGTTGATGTTCAAGAAAAGCAAAACGGGCTCTTATCTGACAGTTGAACCGAAACAAGGTGCGGAAGTTCCCGTTGCCGTGTGGCAGTTGACAACAGAGGACGAACGGTCGCTTGACCGCTACGAGGGGTATCCGAAATATTATTATAAAAAGGAATTTCAAGTAACGGTGACAGGAATTAAGACGGGCAAAAAACGTGAACGTACAGCATTTGCATATATATTGGACGAAAACAGACCGAGCGGTGTTCCGTCAATGAGTTATGTTATGACTTGCCTTTGGGGATACAGAAACTTCGGATTTGATTCCAAACGTCTGTTACACGCTATTGACGAAAGCAAAAAGGAGACAATGATATGAAGAAGTATGAAGATATAAAAACAGCCATATGTCCTAAATGCGGACAGGAATACACAGGCAGACCTGCATTATCAAGAGCAGATAACAAAACAATGATTTGTCCTGACTGCGGAATACACGAGGCACTTGAAAATATCGGTGTAGGCAAAGAGGAGCAGAATGAAATACTTGAAATTATACACCGCAGTATGAGAGAAAAAGACAAATAAGTCTTTAGCAGTTACAGCCAACGGACGGTTTAAGCCGTCCTTATGGCAGTAGAAGCGGTATTATAAAAATCAACCGATCAGAAAGGACGAAATATTATGAAAACAAAAATCTACGGAGCATACGGCTCAAACATTAATTTGGAACAGATGGCATATAGATGTCCGCATGCTGAAGTGTACAAGGTGGGGTACATAAACGGCTATCGACTCACATTCAGGAGCGGAGGCTTTGCCAACATTGAAAAATCTGAGGGAGACAGAGTGCCTGTTCTGCTTTGGGTTATTACAGAACAGTGCGAAAAGACACTTGACCATTATGAGGGTTATCCGAGCTTTTATATCAAGCAGAATATTTCGGTGGAAATTGATAACGGCGAAGATACGATTGAAGCGATGTTCTATGTTATGGACGATAAATACTGTCAAAAGATGCAGACACCGACAGAGTATTATTACGGAGGAATAGAACTTGGGTATAAATCTAACAGTATGCCCGTGGAGGAATTAAAGACGGCATTTGAACGCTGTATGGCGGAGGTGAATTGAGATGGATAATTTTTTTACACAGAAAAACTGTGACCGATGCGGAAAGTCTTTAAAAAACGGTCGAATTCAAAGTATGTTTAATAGCGAATGTATCTGTATGGACTGCAAGAAAAAAGAATGTACCGATTCGGAATACAAAAAGGCACAAGATGCCGACATTGCGGAAATTCGTAAGGGAAACTATAACTTTAAGGGAATACGAGGGTAGTATATACACAAATAAAGGCTGTACTTTTTGTATAGTAATGGTATTGATAAAGTCCTCACATAACGGTAATATGTGTACAACAAAAAGATAAACAGACCGAGAAAACGGAGGAAAACAAAATGCTAAAATTAAAGAAACTTTACAGCCTTATCAACCGAAACGCAACAATAAAATTGGTTAATGAAAAACATACAGACGTTTATTTCTGCGGAACAGTTAAAGATATTCCTGACCAATATGATTTATGGAAAGTAGTTGACCTTTTTGAACTAAACAGCTATGAATATGAGATTATGATTACAGAAAAATAAGAAAATACAATTTTTAAACCGCCTTAAATGGCGGTTTTTTGTATGAAAATTTTTAATGACAAGAAATTTATACGAATGGAGGTGATACGCTTGGCACAGAGGGGCAGAAAGCCGAAACCAACGGCAGTAAAACAGCTTGAGGGTAATCCAGGCAAGAGACAGTTAAACGCAAATGAGCCGAAACCTGCGGCTCGTGCACCGTCTTGTCCGAAATGGCTTGAAGATGATGCGAAAAAGGAATGGAGACGTCTTGCGAAACAGATGGAACAGCTCGGTATTCTAACAGAAGTTGATATGGCGGCTTTTGCGGGATATTGCCAAGCTTATGCACGTTGGAAAGAAGCAGAAGAATTTATATCAAGACACGGTGCTATTGTCAAAACTCCGAGCGGATATTGGCAGCAAGTGCCGCAGGTATCTATTGCTCAGCAGTATATGAAACAGATGAGCAAGTTCTGTGAACAGTTCGGTCTTACTCCTGCGTCAAGGTCAAGAATTGTAACAGACAGAGGCAATGACAGCAGTGATGACGCAATGGAACAGCTTCTTTCATTGGGCGGAGAGAAAAAGTAATGTATGACGAAAATAAAGCAAAACGTGCAGTTACATTTATAAATGCACTTAAACATACAAAAGGCAAATGGCGGGGTGTGCCTTTTGAATTGCTGCCGTGGCAGGATAAAATAATAAATGATGTGTTCGGTACGGTAAAGGAGAACGGATACAGACAATACAACACAGCATATGTTGAAATACCGAAGAAGATGGGTAAGTCAGAACTTGCGGCAGGAGTGGCACTGTATCTTACATGCGGTGACGGTGAATGGGGTGCAGAAGTATACGGCTGTGCAAGTGACCGTCAGCAGGCAAGTATTGTGTTTGATGTGGCGGTGGATATGGTCGAACAATGTCCTGCTTTGAAAAAGAGAATTAAACCTGTTATGTCAGTAAAAAGACTTTTGTATAAACCGACTAATTCATATTATCAAGTGCTGTCGAGCGAGGCTTTTACAAAACACGGTCTTAATGTTCACGGCGTAATATTTGATGAACTGCATTCACAGCCAAACCGTGAATTGTTTGATGTAATGACAAAAGGTTCAGGTGATGCACGAACACAGCCGTTGTTCTTTCTTATAACAACCGCCGGAACAGACCGAAACAGTATATGTTTTGAACAGCACCAAAAGGCAGTTGACATTTTGGAAGGCAGAAAAATTGATCCGACATTTTATCCTGTTATATACGGAATAGAAGATACAGATGACTGGACAGATGAGCGTAATTGGTATAAAGCAAATCCCTCGCTCGGACATACGGTTGACATCGAAAAAGTCCGTGCCGCATTTTTGTCGGCAAAGGAAAATCCGGCTGAGGAAAATCTGTTCAGACAGCTCCGCCTTAATCAGTGGGTTAAACAGTCAACACGATGGATGCAGATGGAGAAATGGGATGCGTGCGATGAAGTAATAAATCTTGATACACTTATCGGAAGGGAATGCTATGCAGGTCTTGACCTTTCAACAACACTTGACCTTACGGCATTTGTTTTGGTGTTCCCTCCGAGAAACGATACAGAAAAATATATAATTGTTCCGTATTTTTGGATACCGGAAGAAAATCTTCGTCAGCGTGTACGACGTGACCATGTTCCGTATGATGTATGGAAAGCAAACGGATTTATACGAACAACAGAGGGGAATGTAGTTGACTACCGAAGAATAGAGGCTGATATAAAGGATATTGCAAGCAAGTACATTGTGCGTGAAATAGCATATGACAGATATAATGCAACACAGATAATTCTTAATTTGCAGGATGAAGGATTGACGATGATACCTTTCGGACAAGGCTTTAAGGATATGTCACCTCCGACAAAGGAACTTTACTCGCTTGTTCTGAAAGAAAAGATTATACATAACAATCATCCTGTACTCAGATGGAATTTTGATAATGTATGCGTAGAAACAGATTCGGCAGAAAATATTAAACTTTCTAAGAAACACAGTACCGAACGAATAGACGGTGCGGTTGCAGCGGTAATGGCACTCGACAGAGCAGTTCGTAACGGCGGACAACAGGGAAGTGTTTATGACCGTAGGGGTATTATTGTATTTTAGACAACATAAAAGCACACCAATATTTATTGATGTGCTTAAGGAAATGATTATTTAGTTGGTGATACAGTAAGCTTAAGACCAAGCGGCTGCATTATTTTAAGCAAAGTATCAAGATTTGGAGTTGATTTATACGATTCAATACGTGCAACTGATGATTGCGGGATTCCGCAAAGCGAAGCAAGCTCACGCTGACTTATACCGAGAGCGGTCCGCTGTTCTATCAGTGCACCGACAATAGATGCGATATTCTCAATTTCATTAATATCGTTAGCGGCAATCGGATCAACTTCTCTTACGTGTTCTTTATAATCATTCCATGTTCTCATATTAAGCACGCTCCTTTCTGGATAGATAATCACTGCGTTCAGATTTTGCTTTTTCAATTTCTCTGTGTGGTGTTTTTTGTGTTTTTTTACGGAACTGATGAAGCAGAACAAAGGTATTGTTTTCAAAAAAGAAATAAAATATGCGGTTATTTCCGGGACGTAATTCCCATATACCGTCCTCAATATGCTTTGTGACATCTTTGGGTAAACGAGTACCGTTATCTTGTAATAGCTGTATATAGAGTACTATTTGATTGTATTGAATACGGGCGTCTTTACTTGTTTTGATTTTTGTACGCAATAACTCTAAAAAATCCCATAGTTCAGATTTGCCGTGTGCATTTTCGTAAAATTCGATAGTGTACATTATTATTATACTCCGATATGTAGATTATATTTACAATATAATGATAGCATAAAAGCTATCAAATGTCAAGAAAAAGGAGAAAATTTATGAACATAATAAAATCAATATTCAAACCAAGAGACAAGCCTAAAAATCATACGGGTGACAGTATCGGAGGAGGACGGTCGTTTCCGTTCGGGCGAACGTGGTCGGGAAAGGCTGTGACGGAACGGTCGGCTATGCAGACAACGGCAGTATATGCGTGTGTTCGTATCATATCTGAAACGGTAGCAAGTCTGCCGATTCATCTTTATGAATACACGGACAGCGGAAAAGAGCGAGCCTTTACGCATCCGTTGTACAGACTTCTGCACGATATACCCAATCCTGAAATGAACAGTTTCATAATGCGTGAGGTTATGATGTCACATCTGCTTTTATGGGGGAATTCGTATTCACAGATTATCCGAAACGGTAAAGGTGAGGTTACGGCACTTTATCCGCTTATGCCGGAAAAGATGCGTATAGACAGAGGTGCGGACACAAAAATATATTACACATATAACAGTGATAAGCAGGGGACATTTGTATTTCGCAAAGATGAAATTCTGCATATAGTCGGACTGGGATTTGACGGACTTGTGGGATACTCACCGATTGCTATGGCGAAGAATGCGATAGGGCTTTCTATTGCTGCCGAAGAATACGGCTCAAGCTTTTTCTCAAACAGCGGTACACCAAGCGGAGTTTTGGAACATCCGGGAGTTTTGAAAGAGCCTGAAAAAGTTCGTGACGCATGGAATGACGCATACGGCGGAAGTTCAAATGCACACAAGGTTGCAGTGTTGGAAGAAGGAATGAAATTCAATCCGATTTCGATAAATCCTCATGAGGCACAGTTTCTCGAAACAAGAAAATTTCAAGTGAATGAAATATGCAGAATATTTCGTGTTCCTCCGCATATGATTGCCGATTTGGAAAAATCAAGTTTTAACAATATAGAACAGCAGTCGCTTGATTTTGTAACGAATACAATCCGGCCGTGGCTTGTGAGGATAGAGCAGACAATATTTCAGCAGCTTCTGACAGAAGAAGAACAGAAGAAATACTTCGTAAAATTCAATGTTGACGGACTTCTGCGAGGGGATTTTAAAAGCCGTATGAGCGGATATGCTATCGGCAGACAGAATGGATGGTACAGTGCAAACGATATAAGGGAATTGGAGGATATGAATAAAATACCTAAAGGGCTTGGCGGTGACAGATATTTGTGTAACGGCAATATGGTTGATATAAATAATGCCGGAAATTACAACAGCGGGGGTGAAAGTGAAAATGAGTAAATTTTGGAGGTTCAAGACTGTTAAAAACAAAATAGACGAAGAAAATGAAAGCACAGAAAATGTGCTTTTTTTAAATGGTGTAATTGCTGAAGAAAGCTGGTACAGCGATGATGTAACACCGAAAATGTTCCGTGATGAACTTAATCGGTACGACGGTGATATTACGGTATGGATAAACAGTCCGGGCGGTGACTGTTTTGCGGCAAGTGAAATATATACGGCACTGAAAGAACATAACGGCAAAATTACCGTTAAAATAAACGGCATTGCGGCAAGTGCGGCATCTGTAATTGCAATGGCTGGGGATATGGTTGAGATGTCTCCGACATCAATGATTATGATACATAATCCTTCAATGATGCTTTACGGACAGGCATCGGAACTTGAACAAGGTATTGATTTTCTTAACGAAGTAAAGGAATCAATTATAAATGCTTATCAGATAAAGACCGGACTGTCACGAAGCAAACTGTCACATTTGATGGACGGAGAAACATGGATGAATGCACATTCGGCACATGATATGGGGTTCTGCGACAAAATCCTATACGACAATGATGACAGCACTGATAATCAAGATATGATTTTTGACAAAACAACAATGGTGACCAATACCATTGCCGCAATGCGTAAGAAGCTTAAACCGATAGTCAAGCCGGAAGACTCCAAGTATTGTATTCCGTCAGAACAGTTTGAAACAAGATTAAATTTATTGAAATAATGGGGGTAATATAAATGGCGTCAATAACTGATTTAAGACAAAAAAGAGCAGCGTTATGGGAAAAGACAAAGAAATTTCTTGATAATGCAAAACGAGAAAACGATATGCTTTCGGCAGAGGACGTGGAAACATATGAAAAAATGGAGAGTGAAATTGTTGCTCTTGGCAAGGAGATTGACATTTTAGAACGTCAGGCAGAGATGGAAAAAAGACTGAATTCTCCTGTTAATACACCCGTTCTTGAAACACCTAAAACGAACGGTGATATAAAAACGGGCAGAGCAAGTGACGAATATAAGCAGGCATTTTGGAAGCTTATGAAGAATAATCAGCTGTCATATTCGGTACATGATACGTTGCAGATTGGTACTGACAGTGACGGCGGATATCTTGTTCCCGACGAATACGAGGCAGTTCTTATTGACAAACTTGCCGATGAAAACATTATGCGAGGATTAACTACAATCATAACAAGTGCAAACGGTGATAAAAAGATTCCGGTAGTTGCATCTCACGGTGAGGCTGTATGGACAGATGAAGGCTCGGAATACACTGAAAGCGATGATGAGTTCGGAACTGTATCTCTTGGAGCTCATAAGCTAAGTACGATTATAAAAGTATCGGAAGAACTGCTCAATGACTCCGCATTTAATCTTGAAACATACATATCATCGGAATTTGCAAGAAGAATGGGTGCGGCAGAGGAATTGGCATTTATCAACGGCAACGGTACAGGAAAACCGACAGGTGTGTTAAATACGGCTGAAGTAGGGGTTACGTCTGCTGCGTCAAACGCAATTACGACAGATGAAATAATTGACCTATATCACAGTCTTAGAACACCGTATCGAAAGAATGCCGTATTTATGTCAAGCGACAGTACAATAAAGGCTATAAGAAAACTTAAAGACAGTAACGGTCAGTATTTATGGCAGCCGGGTCTGCAGGCGGGACAGCCGGATACAATTCTTAACCGTCCGATACATACTTCTGCATATATGCCTGAGATAGAGTCCGGCAATAAGATATTGCTATTTGGTGATTTATCATATTATTGGGTTGCTGACAGACAAGGACGTTCATTCCAAAGACTGAATGAACTTTTTGCAAAGAACGGACAAGTCGGTTTCCGTGTATTCCAAAGATTAGACGGAAAGCTGATATTGCCTGAATCGGTTAAGACTGTTCAGATGAAATAACAGGAGGGTAAAATGAAAATAAAGATAACAACTTCATGCTCGGGTCTGACCTTCAGTTTTTCTGAAGGTCAGATTGTTGATGTTGACAAGAAAATAGGCGAGGATTTGGTTCAGTGCGGATTTGCGGAAGAAGTAAGGGACACAAAAATAACAAGAAGGGACACTAAATCTAAAACAGTGCAATCCAAAACGGAGGAAGAAGAAAATGCTGACGATTGAAGAGGTTAAACAGTATCTGCATTTGGATTCTGACGCAGAGGACGACTATCTCCGAATACTCATTCTCTTAGCAGGGGAAATGTGTGAAAATTATACACGACTTGCAATGCCTGATGAACTGCCGGAAAGCTATAAACAAGCTATGCTTGTGTGTATAGGATATTTCTTTGAACAGCGTGACGGAACTAAAAACGGCGTACCGAGTATATTTTATACGTTGCTGAGACCATACAGAAAGGTGGCATTTTAATGGACTTTTCAAAACTGCGTCATCGGGCTATATTTTTGAAACCGCTTGATAAAAGATTAAATTCAATGAATGAAAATGTACCTGTGTGGATTCCGTTCAAACCTAAGTTAAGCGGTGAGATTAATGCCGATGAAACTTCTGTGTGTGTGCTGACCGATAACAAAGGCAACGCATTATGGAAATCGGCAGGCGG